TTGGTCCAGAAGGAAGCGTCCTGCTTCTTGGGGTCCAAGGCCAACATCGGCTTGGGAACACCGGAGGCGTCCGTGCCTTTGCTGTTACTTGCCTCTTCCTCTGTCTCCTTATAGCCCTTGTCCTTGTTCTTGTTGACGAGGGAATCGAACTGGAGTTTCACCTGCTGCTCAAGGGTCCGTTTGGCCTTGCCCTCCTCGATGATGTCGGGGGCGTGGACGACCTTTTGGCCATCCCTCTGCCCGGTTTCTTTCCAAAGCTCCCAATGGGCTCCCTTGTTCTCGGCCCGGATGATGGAGACAAGCATCTTGTCCTCCTTGCTCAGTTTGTAGAGGGTCTTTTCCATGCTATTGTGGCGCGTGTTTCTTTTCGTACAGTTTCATGATGCCATCCAGAACCCTGCATGTGAACTCCCTTGGGTTCTCGTCGAACGCATCCAATGCCGTCAATTCATCCGTCAAGGCTATGTGGCCGATGCGTGCCATTTTGAAGAAGGATACGCCACCCAGTCGTTCCGTCTCTTTGAGCGTTTTGAACTTCTGGTCCCACTCCGTGATCGTCATGGGTTGGGTTCCATCGCAAGTATAGGCGCTGAGCAGCACCACGGTACGCTCATCGATGTCGGAGAGCGTATTGCCCGCCCCCATCACGTATGGACCCCACGGTCTGAAGTCCATGGCCTTCCCATTCTCCCGCACCTCCAATATGGTCGTCAGGATCTCGCCGTTCCGATCCTTAATGGCGAACCCTACATATTCGTGCTCTTTCAGCACACCCATCAGCTTGAACATACGCGTTATACGGCAAAGGAAAGCCTTTTGTTTCACTTGCGTAGCAGCGCACGAAGGATTATGGCACCATGGGCCAGCACCAGCACGGGCGTCATTAGGCCGACCACCTGCATGCTCAACAACAGGGCCTCCCCCACGCCTTCATGCTCGGCAAGGTAATCCGATAGTGCTATATTCCTCAATGCGGCATAACCAGCCAAAGCCATCAAGGCAACGAACACCGTGGCGCAGGCGATCGCAAAACGACGCGTCAGGTACAGCCACGACTTTTCGCGCTCGGTGAACATCAGAATGCTTGACCCTTATTGGCCCGCATGTTCACGAAGTCCTTCATGATCGTCTCGCTGTATTTCTTCTCTGTGGCCCGCGCGATGCGCTTTGAGCGCCTTTCTTTCGGCACGCCCTTTTTATCCAGCTTCTCGTTCTCTTGCAGGATGAAGTCGATCAACTTCTCATCGGCCACACTATAGGCCTCATTGAGCATGGTGATGATAAGGTCCTTGTAAGAGAGAAAGGCGTCTTCATTGGAGAAGAACGATTCCATGGTCGAGAGCCGCTTCTTGAACATCCGCTGCTCCTTTTTTGCGTGCTTGACGAGGTTCGCTTTCGCCTTGTCCACCGTCATGAGGCACTCGGTGCATTGCTCCAACATGATCACATAGAACTCCTCGCCCTCCTCTTCCCTCACCTTATGGAGAGGCACCTTCTTCTTGGTGACCTTGCTCATGAGCGCCGCTTTTCCGATGGGCTGCGCGTTGGTGAAAATGTTGTATTCCCCGTTGCTCCACGACTCTCCGGCCCTGAGCCGCTCGTCGAACTCGACCAACCCGATAGGCATGGTCCCATCCTTGAAATTGATGGTGATCACGGCCGCCTCGACTTCTGAGGTGAAGTCCCCCAGACTGCCGCTCATAGTGTATGGGCCATAGCACTTGGTGCCTTCATGATCCACATCGAACACGAATGTCACCACGTCACCTGCCTCCTCGCGCATAGCGAAACCCAGATATTCCATTTCCTTCAACATGCAGCGAAGATAATATATCAGAGGAGAACTTCAGTATACAAGCTGAACGACGTCGCCTATGAATTCCCTGTCGTACCCCACCTTCTTCCACTGGGGAATTATCTTCCTCTGGTCGAACATCCCTTGCTTCTTGGCTTGAAGTACTTTCTGGCCGCAAGCGTACTTGAACTGGTCCATATCCTCTTGGTACATGTCGAACACGTTCTCGCCGCATTCTTGAACTGCCACGTTCACGGCCCTGACATAGAGATTCAGGTCATCATCGGTATCGTCCTCCATCTTCTCCATGTACTCCTCAAGGGAGATGACCATGGTCCCATCGAAGAGCATGAACTCCGCGACCACTATCTGGGACTCCGTCATGTCCACATCCCAACCGCGTATGATCCCGATGGGCGTTGAATATGACCTGTCGCCCATATTGAATGGGATGCAGAACATGATACTGTCCTCCTCGTTCGACCTGAACATGATACCTTGATATCTCATGACACAATATAGCCTCTCCCGTATCAAAACCTTGGACGCTATTTATGGGCATGAGCCTCATACACAACTACGGTTTTCTTGCTGACAAGGATTCCAACCTCAGTCTTCCGGGCGTCTTCAAGAGCCAAGCATACGTGACCCATCCAACCTATGGCGACTGCGTGGTGGACCGTGACGAGGTCAAGGCCATAGACCCCAAGAAGGGTGTGGTCATCTATGTCCACAACGGGACGACGCATGCCAGTGGATTCACTTACGTGACCGTCATTGATGTGTACAAGGGCAAGAAGGCTGTTGTCCCGTCCGAGGAACTCACAAAAATGACCTTGCGCAGGTTCTTCCTGTGGCGCAACCCCTACAGCGGGTGGAGCATCGGTCGACATGGCATCCTTGCGGGCGGCATCCGGTATCTCGCGTTCCTGTTGATCGTCGCCTATAGCGCCACACAATTGAAGTATGGTTGGGGCTGGAGCTTCGGTATAATCGTGCCGCTCGCGATAGAAGGAATAATGATCCGAGGGCTCATCCGGAACTTCCGAGGAAAGCAGATGTGATTTGGAAATATAGGGGTCGTGGATCTATGTTGTATCTCAATACATTACAACATGAGATCAAGAATTTTCCAGTACGCCGTGCTATGGCATCCCACCGACGCTGAAATCAAGGAGGGCAAGAAATCCAAGATGATCGTGGAGCCAACGATCCTGTTGGCCAACGATACCAACAGCGCCAACATGGCCGCCGTCATGGCCATCCCATCAGAGTACAAGGAGCAGTTGGACCAGATCGAGATCGCGCTGCGCCCTTTCTGAGCGGGGTTGCATTCGCTGGTCCTGTAGGCTTTGCTGGCCCAGTAGGTTTTCAAGACTACTGGAACAATGAAGACTCAAGGCAGACGCTGGGATTGTCAGAAGGAAACAGCTTCACTATAACAGCCGTGAATGCAACCCCCACCATCACCGCCATAGGCGGATCATCTTATCAGAACGTCAACGCCATTCTGGCGAACAACGTCACCACGGACGCAGCGCGTCCGGCAGCATCCTACACTTCGGCCGCCTCACTACTGAGAACGGCCTAAGTCCCCATCGGAAGGACCTCGATAACCTTGCCATAGACGACCTTGGTCCAGCCGTTGACGTGACCCTTGTTGTTGCTGATCTGTAATCCCCGCTTGGGGTCTTTCGCGGTCACCAAATGCGTGTAGTGGCGTCCTCCACTGAGCCTGCAATAGACGATGTCATCAACCTCTATCGTGTCCCAGTCATTTACCGGGGCCAGTACATGTTCTTGGTTCGAATGGATCAGCGGGACCATTGAATTCCCCTTCTCCCGCGTGGTGAATGTCTCACCACTCATGAGGCGCTCGGCCTTGAAATTTCTATTCACTTCTTTGTCTTCTTTGACAAAGGTAGGCTTTGTTTCAGGACATAGAAAGGAGGTGCCACTCCAGCGCTGAATACAGAGGCAGCCTCAAGTGCTCTCCTTATGCGCGCATCTGGCTCCATGCCATCGGTGGCATACAACGCGCCCAAGGCATAGTTCGCTCCGCAGCCAACGGAGGCATATGGCCATAAGGCCTCTCCCACCTGAAAGTTGCCCTCTACTTGATAGAGCTTGCCGTTGAATCCCACAAGGAAGTCTCCACCCTCGTTGTCCTCCCCCTCGGTGATGTACCCAAATCCGTGATTTTTGAAGCAGTCGCGGACGCCATCCATGAAGCGTGTCACCATGAACTTCATGTCATCCATCAACTTTGGCTTGACAGGAGGCTTGAGCCCGTATTGTAATAGCTGTCCCATGCGGAACGAGGAGGTGAACCCCATGATGAACGGGCCATTGACGAACACCTTCCTATCGGCACGCAGGACCTTGTTGAAGGATGAATCTACACCAGCGCTATCCCCTCCGATGTAAACGGTCTGCTTATGTACTATGCCGACGATGCAGGTCATTTGACCATTACAGCGGTGGAGGATCCGTCCGTCACCAGCGTCGTGGGGTTCTTGCCGTCCCAGTTGGTGACCTTCAGGTATTCAACGTAGAGCGGAGTGATCTCCTCCTTCTTGATGCGCATAGCTTCGGCGACCGCCTTAGCCTCGATCACCTTCTGGGCACTGTCACCTTGCGCTGCCATGATCTTGTTGAGGTTGGCCATCCTGATCACTTGGTTCTGCGCCTGCTCAGCGAGGGCGTCCTGAATGGCCTTTGTCTTGTTCTCGATGGAGCTTTTCAGCGACGGTGGCGGCTCGATGCCGGTCCTGATCTGGGAGAGGGTGAACCACTCGCTCACGCGCTTGTTTATCTCCGACATCACCTTAACCTCGTACTCAGTCCTATAGTTGAAGATGCTATCGACAGACCACTGGTTGGTGACGTCGTTCACGGCACCCACAGTGGAGTTCTTCATCCAGCGCTCCTGTATCTGATCGAGGGTCATGCGTTGGCTCACGTACATGTCACCGGCGTTGGCCGCTATTACTTCATAGTTGAAGCTCGGGGTCACCGTTACGGGAAAACCTCCCTTGGCGATAGCCACCTGTCCGGGATACTCCGCGTGCTGCTGGCTCGTGGGTACCTCAACTATCTGCTCAGTGAGTTCATTGTATGGCACCCATCCTGTGGCGAACTTGTATTGATCCATACCACGGTCCTTACCCACGAGGTTCACTCGCAGACCCACACAACCAGCATTGATGCGCTCCATCTTGTATGGCTGTAATATCGACACGACGATAGAGACGATGAGCAGAGTGCCAGTGACAATAAGGTATCTCAACTTCACCGGCATACCGGCACCCCTCGCCTGTTCCGGGGTCAATTGATTGGACTTATAGGCCAACTTGGCGTATGTGCCTGTTATGATGAGGCACACAAGGAAAACAACTACACTGATCATGGTTTGGGGGTTTTGAAGAAGGTGCCCACCAATATGGCGAGCACGGCTACGGTGGCAACGAGGGAAAGCGCGCAGCCCACCACTATCAGCACCGTATAGGTGCTGGAGTTGATGAGCATCTTGAGGGACAGGCCGCAGCTACAGATGGCGAGGATGATGAGTATCAATCTGGCGGCTGTCCATGTTGCTTGCTTGATCATGCTTTCTCTCATAGAAGAAGCAAAGATAGAGATTCATTCTGATATGAAATGAAGAAGGCCGGGAAATTTCCCGGCCTTCTTCCCGCAAGTCACTGACCCTACTCTGAATTGTAAACACACGGCATGCACAGGCCGTCCATGGTCACATCCGGTGTCCAGCCACCGCAACAAGCGCACTTGTACTCTATGTCGCCCTCAGCTTCTCTTGTTTCTACTGGCATCTGGTAGTCCCACCCAGAATCGAACTGGGATCAAGAATTTAGGAACCTATTCTATCCGTTGAACTATGGGACCATAGTAGCGCAGCTTCCATCGATTCATGTCGGCGGTCAGCATATGGGACCTATTACCGACTTCCGCTGCACCGAGAGTTAATCGCATGACACCTATCAACTGGTCACTTTTGTCTTTAGTGGTCCGACCTTCACTTCAATCGCTGGGCACTTGTGGGCCCCGATGGGACGAAGATAAGAAAAACGATGCTCAGTCCTTCTCGATCTTCTCCAACTTGTCGTAATAATGCGGGTCCTCCCAGATGTGGTCCGTGGCAATCTCTCGGGCCACCGCCTCATCACGGGTGTGTTCCATCTCCACATCAGTACCCTTCCTCAATTGTCGCTTGATGAGCCATATGCTCACACCGTGATGGTCCGCTATGTCCTGCTGGCTCTTGCCCGAGGCAAGCCCTCCGGGAATGCGCTCTTGGGTTCCCTCATGGATCCACGCCCTGATGATGCTCCGGAGTTCGCCGCTCATGGCAATAAATAGTCATAACGTAAGAAAGGGGCGCAGCACTGCGTCCCCCTTAACGGACTCTTCCATTACGAGCCCATCTTCGGTGCCGACAAGCTGGCTCAGATCCAGAACAACGACCAGCGCAAGTACCAAGCATGCATTGAGCATGGCATTGAACTGTGCCTGATTGATGTGTCCTCGTTCAAGAACTTCAAGCTCGAAGGAGCAACGAAGTACTTCAACATTATCAAGGACATATTGGATCGTAAGGTGATCTCGGAGGGACTCGAACCCCCAACCTTCTCCTTAGGACGGAGTAGCTCTTCCAATTGAGCTACGAGACCAATGAAACTGCACAGGCGGATGAAGTCGAATCACCAGAGGGCACTACCCATCGCTGGGTTGGAGCCAGCTTACCACGCCATTGGATGCGCCTGCGTATGGCACTTGGGACACGAATCGAACGTGCAACCTTCGCTTTTGGAGAGCGCCGCTCTACCTAGTTGAGCTACCCAAGTGTGTATGAATGCGCGTTCCCGTCGCTTTTATCCTTGGAACATTAGCGCGCATGTACTTTTGATTCCTCCTTTGATACGAACTCCGTCAACGCGCTCTGAGGAACAAAGAACGCGTGCCTTTCCTTGCCGGATGGGTCGGACCAATACTTCTGCTGCTTGCCATCCGACCCCTTGATGAAGCCTCTTATCTCGAACGTCGGCGCCTTTCCCGTGAGCAAAAAGAAGAGCGCATCGTCGTTGTCCTTCTCGTGCAATATCAATCGCCCGGTGTTGTATGATGTGGACCTGCATTCGATGCGCAGGTCCGGCATGTTCACATCCGAGGCCTTCAGGTCCCCCATGTTGCCGTTGTAGAAGCATCCAAGCGCCTTGGCCAGCACCATCTCCGCGCATGCTCCCTCGATATGGACTCCCCATCCGTCCATTGTTTCGGCGCCGTACGCGTCCTTGAGCCCATTGCCCAAATTATGCATCTGACGCATGATGCCATACTGTACTCCGATAAAGAACTCTGTCTTGCTCAATGTGATCTTCATATTGCAAAGATAGTACATAGACCCTAGCGGTGTATGGTGGGAGTCGAAAAACCATTTCAACTCCTATGTATAGACATGAAGCCCCTATACACCGAACAGCAGTTCGAAGCAGCCCTAACCTCTGACCGTCTTCCATGTCAATGTACAGTATGTGATGGGACGTTCTACAAGAAGAAGAAGCTCATACTAGAGGCCATTAAGGGCTACAAGCAGCAGAATGGCAACTATTGCAGTTCAAAGTGTTTCCACACAACTCGGACCAAACCAAGAGCTTCGAAACTAGTGGCGTGCTCTAATTGCGGAATAGTCTTTCAAAAGGCGCCATCCCAAATACGTAAGACCAACAATCATTTTTGTACTATGTCATGCTCTGGCACCTACAACAACACCCACAAGACCCACGGCACACGCCGATCAAAGCTGGAGGTGTGGCTGGAACAACAGCTTATTGCTCTGTATCCATCACTGGAGTTCCACTTCAACAGGAAGGATGCCATCAACGCCGAACTCGACATCTACGTCCCATCCTTGAAACTGGCCTTCGAACTCAATGGCCTCTTTCACTATGAACCCATCTTCGGCGCCACTAAGCTGGCGCAAATACAAACCAATGACGAGCGCAAGTATCAAGCATGTATTGAGCGTGACATTGAACTGTGCTTGATTGATGTGTCCGCCCTAAAGAAGTTCAAGGAGAAAAGGGCTATAACATTTCTCATCGTCATACAAGACGTCATCCAAAGGAAGTTTGGAGCCTACTCGTCTCGCCACGTGAACTAGCTACACCATAAACAGTCAGCAAGGGCCGGGCTTGATACCGACTTCTTTTGGATACCCGAACAAATCGCAATTCCGGGCGAGACCTCGCGTGCGATCACGAGTGTGTGTCCATCCACACCGCTTTGCTTGACTGCTTGTACCCCCGACAGGATTCGAACCCGCGTCTTCCGCTCCGCTACAGATAACCGCTTAGAAGGCGGAACTGGCTAAGGGGGCATGGCGATGTGAGGGATGGGTCAGAATTTTTAAGACCTCGGTCCGCATTGGCCTTCGCCCATGCTCTTGTCGCCGTCCCCATTTCACATCGTTGCACAGACGGTGGCAATCGAAACCACTCGCGAAGATTTTGGAGATCCCGCCGACACCAAGCCTGTCGTCTGTATGGCGGAGAGCACAGCATCGAAGCTGATACGGCTCATCACCGTACGACGCGCTTAGCAGGCGGTCCCCAGCTACCTGCCGGGCTTACTCTCCATTGAATTCTGCGGAAGACAGCGTACTCGAAACGCAGTCGCTTTCACGACCTCAACGCTTTCCAAGCGTGACCAATCCCTGACTGGTTTGTCTTCCAAATTACAACACGACTTTCAATCCCATATTTTTCAGATCAGTACCCATCAGAACCTTGAGTGGAAATGGGAATTCTTCCCACTTAGCCAGATCCTGTTCCGTCTTGTATCCCTTGATCTCAACATAGCAATTCTCATCTATCAAAAAGAAGTCTGGATAATATGTCCTCTTATCGCCGTTCCACGCATAAGAGAATCCAGTTGTGTTCGCTTTCCATCTTACTCCATTAGCATCCAACCACTTCACGTATTCTAGCTCATATGAGCTTCGCACATATACTTTACCAGCTATGTGGCTGTTATACCATTGTTTCACTCCCCGTCCACTGCCTTCCCTCATTCCTCCAGCCTTAGGATTGCCCTTCATTGCCTTGCTGATGTTTCTTCTTCTTTTCTCTTCGGCCTCCTCAGTATTGGCACAACCAACAGGAAACCCTCTGAGTATTCTAGTTTCTATTGCCTTTTTACCATTCTCTATCCACCTAGAATCTCCTTTGAACTTCTTTCCCTTATTCCATGGCGTCTTATCAGCTTCAGCATATCCAGCGGTATTATGAAATTGTACACCACAGAATTTTCCCTTCTTAGCCGCAGAGTCCTTACTTCTTTTTGCTGTACAAGAATTTGGTGACTTGCTGCACCCATTACCACCATTGGCATAATGAAACAATGCTGGCAGTCCACATCCGTAATCACATAACAATTTATCCATTGTACAACATAACACAATGGACTTTGTAAATCAAGTCTAGCTCATCAAACCAGTATTGAGCGGAGGCTACTGGACTCGAACCAGTACATCGGGATCAACCGATCTCATAGTTTTCGAAACTACGTACCGCTCCTTTGGGAGCCTCCAATTGTCCTCTGAACGGGAATCGAACCCGCACATCCCATTGCAAATTGAACTCGGAAACGCGCTTCCCTACGGACCCCACGGCCTTTCGGTGCTTCTGCAACCATACGCTCAATACCCCATACCGTACTTGCTCAGGCGAAGCCCTCATCGCTTTCCGTAACAGGTCTTCGGGACCATGTTCACCACATGCCACCTTTCGTTTTACGTGTGCTCTTCCGTTGAGCTATCAGAGGAATACTGCGAGTGGACAGGCCCATGATTTGTGACCTTTGGCTTTAATACGGGGACGGTCATGCCGTAACCTGTCTACTCTGGTGATCCCGGCAGGATTCGAACCTGCGGCCGACAGATTAGAAATCTGTTGCTCTTCCTCTGAGCTACGGGACCAATCTTACTTAACTGATGCAAAGATAGTCAATGGACCTTCGGCCAAGAGGAGACCAGCACGAATTGCTGTCCGTAGTCCTCGTGGGCACGATTGTCGGCGCGATAGACGGTGTATCCGGAGAACCCGATCTCATCAAAGGCCTGCTTGGCGTCAATGGGAAGCGTGTAGTCCCAGAACGGGCCACGCCCATGACGCTCATCGATCTTGTGTCTGCGGATGTAGTCGTCCACGAAGTTGGCCACTTCTTCGGCGTCGAATGTCATGTCGATGTCCATATCCTCCTTCATCGGCTTTTCGGCCGGAAGATACCAGAACTCCACCACCACGCAGTCCTTCCACATTCCCTTCTTGGTGTTCCTCGCCTTGACCTTGCGGTAGCCCTTGAACCCGATATGGTCGAAGTACTCCGCTGCTGCCAGCGGCAGGTAGTAGTCTTGCGCCTTGCCGTAGCGGGATGAACTGAAGAGCATGTTCTCCTTGATGTACTGGCTCACCAACTCGATGGTGGTATCGCTCAGGACATCCGGGTCATCGTCCGATGTCATCTTTCCTCCATCTCCAACTGTGATGGTCTCCAATAAGCGACGCACCAGACTCCTCAGGTCCTTCATGACCATAAATAGGGCGGAGGCAACAGGACTCGAACCTGTACATCGGGCAAACCGACCTCATGGTTTTCAAGACCACGTACCGCTCCTTTGGGTGCCTCCAATGACGGGGCAGGAGCCATTCTCCCACCCCGGTTATTCACGATCCAACATGTCAATGAACTGCTTCTTTCCTCTATCAACCGCCACAAAAGACGAAGGCCTCGAATCTTGCGATCGAGGCCTTCGTCTGGATGAGAACTGTCCTGTTCGTCACCAAGCATACCCCGCTCGCCCGTGGCTCCTAGACCACGACCAACTTGAGGATCTCGATGACTTCAGCGTCTTCATATGACTGTAAATAGCGTCTGTTTTGCTCTTAGACGTCGACAAAGGTAGAAAAGTTTCCTCCACTACCAAATTTTCTTGTCAAGGGTCGCCATGCGGATCAAGAAAGCACCCACCCCACCATCCTTGATGCTGTTGGGAACAACATGACATTGGTGAACTCCGAGTCCAGCGACTTCAGCACGACGGTTGCTCCGTAACCGAACCTCTATTGAAGCGCGATGGGCCCCTAACTTGGGGCCCATCGCTATTTATGGACATGCTCACCGAAGCCCAACGACAGCGCCTACAGAAACTCGCTGGCATCGACACCAACATCAACGATGCCTTCCGCGTGTGGTTTGGCAACAGCAAAGCCGTGACGGCGACGGGAGAGCCTCAAGTGGTGCATCATGGTACCGCCACCAAGTTCCGCAAGTTCAATCCCAAGAAGGCCACCATGGGCGGCATCTTCTGGTTCACGTCAGACAAGGGAACCATCGAGCGCGGGGAATCCGGGGCCCAAGGCATCAAGCACATCATGGACTTGTACGTCTCGATACAGAACCCTGCGGGATGGGCGGAATACGAGAAGCTGGGACTGGGGGAGTTGAAGAGCAGAGGCTATGACGGAGCCTTGCTACCGAACGGGGATGGAAGCTTTGACGGCTTCGTCTTCGACCCCAACCAACTCAAGAGCGTCGCCAATGATGGTTCGTGGGACCTCGACGACGACAACATCAGGTCCTGACGTTCCACGGGGCGTCGATAAACCATCCCCTTTCTTGTCCCGCCATCTGCCGGGTATTCAAGTGTTCCTTCAGGCTGAATTCGGTGATGCCGTACATCAGGATCGCCAGAGGAATGTCCAATGCCAGCACCACCCACGCGAGAGGGTGCCAGAGGTTGATGTGCGAGTTCCATCGTCCATCCTCCATGTATGGATGGACCACTAACAGCAACAGCAAGGCGCGGCCTAGCCATCCCATCTGGTCCCAGCAGTGCTTCTTGCTGTAGTGCGGTTTGTAGATCATGGTTCAGTTGAGGCACACCTTGTAGGTACCAGTAGAATCCACCATCAGCCCGGCGTACCGGTACTGCAAAAGCATCTGCGGCGGGAATGCATGGGCATGCCGCTTTCCATCCTCTCCCTTCCATACCGCTACTACGTTCTTCTCGCCAAGTCCGGCGACCATCATGGGTTTACTGGGACTTCCCTTGAGAAACACCTGCTCTCCCATCTTGAAGTCCTTGGGCTTCTTGTGTATCACTTCGTACTGCCACTGTGGCGCATCGTCTTTCATCCTACTCAAATAGAAGTCTACAGTATTATCTCTTCGGCATCCGGATAGAGAATGGCGATGTGCGAACGGGCCGCCTCGATCGTGTCGTAACCCTTGGTGGCGTAACGCTCGGTCCATGACATATTGCCGCCGTCGTCGATGGACTGCTCCAGCCTCACCCCATGGAAGAGGCCTGTCAGGTCGTTCGTCATGATGCACATCATGGACTGCCCACCATTTGCGTTGGCCATGTACTTCATTTCTTGAAGGCGAAGTACATGCCGCGCAGCAGGATGCTCACCACCACCAATAGCGGTATGTAGGATACGGTGCGCAGGAAACCGTTGGTGGCGTTGTTGTACATCACCGCGAACAGCACCATGCAAATGACTGATACGATGTAGGGGTTCTTGAGGTATTTCATGGTTGTTGTCGATATTCGCATTTGGTACAATAAAGCATCTTCTCGCTATAGTAGGCGGTCTCTTTCAGGTCATGCACACACTTGATCTGCTTGAGAAGCTTTGCTTGATCGTGCAGACGTTCCTTATCGTGAAAGGACAGTTCACTCCACCACTTCTCCATCTCCACTTTCTTGTTGGCGGTGTACAGCTTGTACTCGGCCTCGCTCAAAACGTGCATCATTGGTCTTCTGTGTAGGGTTCATATTGCGCCATGAAGATGCCCACTAGGATCACAAGCAGAGTGCTGTAGGTCCAAGCAATGGCGGTGGAGAACGCGATGATGACCCATATGGCCAAGGTCACCTCCGCTATCCACGATGCGATGCCGACGTAAATGAGCGCCCATCCTATGCGGTTAATCGTGCTCATAGCTTTCCACCGTTATCGTCCCATCTTTGGACACGGTGATCTGCGCGTGGTCGCCGAAGACATCCTTGTATATCTCGTCCGGAATGACGCTCATGGCCTCTTGCATGTTCTTCACCACGTTCTTGTCGGCTTCGCTCCAAGCCTCATCGCGGAACAGGGTGGATGAATACTGGCCATTGATGTCGAGGTATCTGTAGTTGGCGCTGAACTCGCAGGTATCCCCATCGTTGAACCATGGGGTATACTGGTTCCACGATATCGATTGTATCCTGTCCGACATGTTCATGAGCGGCATGATCAGCGATGGGAACTCCACCCGTACGTCGTTGACCAACTTCTCGCGCAGAAGTTTGAACTCCTCCACTTTCTGGAGGAACCTGCCCTTGATGTTGTCCTGAACGAGCTTCTCCCGTTCGTTCTTCAGGGCATTGATGCGGCGGTAGACCTCGTTAAGCCGTTGTGTTACTTCCTGTTCCTGTTCCATTGCTCTCTTTTTTCATTATCGCTATGAGCAGCATGACATCCGCTATGGCCTTGTTGTACCCCGTGACGTACTCGCTGATCATCTTATCCTGCAAGGACACGGGCTGACGTGGCGGCTTCTTCAGTAGCGCCATGATACCCTCCTTGAGTTGTCCGATGGTCATGCGAATTTCAGGGTCACATTCTCGCAGACGTCCTTACGACTCTGCTTCATGTACTGGTATTGCTCTTCACGGCTGGGAGCGAAGTCCTTGGCGCGTATGTCGTGCTTGATCTCATTGAAGTCTGCATCAATCAGCACCAGCGACGCATTATCGTAGTCGTAGCCCTCATCATCATACACGCCATTGAGCCGCAGCACCGCCAGTTTGATGGGGTGTACGCTACCGTAGCGCGATAGAATGGTCTTGCGGAGCTTATCGCGCATGCCGTCCTCTCCCCATTTGTCGTCCTTGATCTCGCGGAGCCGGGCCTCAAGCTGATCGCGCTCCTCATGTAGCTGGGATAGTTCTTGGTCTATCTCCAAGAGTCTTTCATCTATGTTCATGGTCAAAAATTGATGGTTATGTTCTCTACGTACGGTTCTTCATCGAACTGCTCGTAGTATTCGTATTGCTCGTCGGAGTCCGGCACGAACTGCTCCACATCGATGTTGTGGTCCACCACGCGGAAGGACGAATCCACGAGCGTGAGCGATGGATTGTACGTATTGTACTCGTCATTGTACTCGCTATTGGAGCGGAAGACCGCGACCTTGATATTGTGGCCCGCGCCGAATGCCCGCTGTATGGCGGCCCTCAGCTTGGCCTCTATCGTGGCGGGCTTCCACATGTCGATGGCCTTACGCTTCTCCATAAGGTCAGCCCTCTTCGCGTGGAGGTCGCCTATTTCCTCTTCTATCGCTAGAAGGCGGTCGCGTATTTCATCCTTTGTCATATCAGTCCTTGAATTGATGTACCTGCACTTTGTTCAACTCCGGATACAGCTTCTCGGCCGATGGCGGCACTCCCATTCCATTCTGCATCCACTGCTTGTATTCCATCTCCTGTATGAAATCCTGCGGCGTGGGAATGAACTTCATACGGTAGTCCTCCAATATGTGCTGCTCGCAGATGTCCTTCACCGAGGCCTTCTTGCCGGTTGACAGCGTGATATAATCCCCATAGATTGGTATCATAACTTCGTTGATCCAAAACATGGTATGACTTATACATCTGTGCCGGTTATCGGGCACTACGGCCTTTGTGCAGTCCATCTTCTTGTGTAGCACTAAGAACTGCTGGAAGTCCTCATCTGTCTCTCCTTTGAACTTCTTCATGGAGGATTCCGCATGCTTGATAGGATTCATTGCGCCATAACGAATTATGACGCAAGTATACGAAGAAAACCTAAGATACTTCCAAGTGGTCCCCTAATTTGATCGCAATGCGGTCCACCGACATTATATCATGCTTGTACCTCTGATACTCCTCCTCCGACACTTGAAGCGCCTCCATCCAATTTCGGAAGTACTGGGCAAGCTCCTTGCTCCGGGGGTGGCTCTTCTCATGGTGTAGCTCGAAGTCCTTGCGGTTCTGGACCTTGTCCGCTATGAGCATGTGGTTGACCTCCGCGAGAGGAGAACGGCGTATATCCCTCACCGAGGAGATCGCCCTATCGGACAGGTACTCATTGGCCACCGATCGGTACTCCATGGCCAGCATCACCGAAACAGGGCTGCAATCCTTCCAGTAGTCGACGAGCGGCGCTGCCGCTGTGCCAAGGTCAAGGTCGGTCTGGAACACCGGATGAAGACAGTACGCCGCTTTCGCGTCCTCTGGGGCCCCGATCCACTGGAGCACGGCAAGACCCTCATCGATGTGGTTCATGTACATCACACCGCTGCGCTTGGCCTCTTTGGCACCATATGCGCGCTCGATGACGCGGTACTCCTTCACACTATAGGAGCGCAAGCACACATGGGGAATATCGTGCTCCACGAGCCATCGCTCCATTAGGCAGTCGTCGAGAGTGATAACCGGGAACCCGGTCTCCACGAACAGCTTCTTGAAGTTCCCTTGGCCGCGCGAGTTCTCCAATACATAGATGCCCTGAAAAGTGATGCCGTTGCAGTTGTAGAGCGCCACCACCCCATGCTCGCGCTGGTACATGTGGGTCAGGAAGACCCTGTGGCGTAATAGCTGGCGGGACCTGTGGAGCAAGTACTCCTCTGCTTCCCAGTGTGTGGAGGCGTTGAAATTGAAGCGTGCCATGTCCTGAATTTCAGGACAAAGATACGGATGTTGCACCGCTGTCGGCGAGCTTCTTGGCCTCCTCATCGGTGGCAAGACGGAACTTGTCCGGGCGCTGTTCCATGACACCGGCATCACATGAGCGGGCATAGGAGAACACCTCATTGAACTTCAGGTCCACTATGGCCGTCCCCTCCTTGAGGGTCTTGATGTCGATGTTGCTCATGCAACAAAGATAATCAATGTGCATATACCGTCCTCCACCCGTGGTCCATCCAGTCGGACCTGCTCATGTGGAACACACGCGCCGGGTTCTTGTCGAAGAACGACTTTATCATATGGCACTTCTCGTATTGCTCTTGCTTCTCAAAATGCTTGAGGCTCTCCTTGATCAGGAAATCCGGCACCCACTTGGCGAGCTTGTTGCTCCGTCTGGT